GTGATGCGACTGGAGAAGTTTTTGATAAATTTTGGTATTTTTATCTAGGGGCTGAATTTGGCGGTTGAACTGATCTGGATCACCCCAAATACGGAAACACTGATTACCTATATGGCTCGGGTGTCTAATCCAAATGCTAAGCTAGATGATCCTTCTGAAAAGTTAATTAAATATCTAATTGATCATAAACATTGGTCACCATTTGAAATGGCGTCTATGTGTGTAGAGATTGAGACGACCAGAGACATCGCGCGACAAATCTTGCGGCACCGGTCATTACACTTTCAGGAGTCTAGTCAGCGTTACGCTGAAGTTAAGCAAGATTACCGATATCGTCCTGCTCGTTTACAAGATAAGACAAATCGACAAAATTCAATTGTATGTGATGATGAAAGTCTTAAATATAGTTGGGCATCAGATCAATATGAAGTTTGGGGTCTTTGTATGTCTCGTTATCGGGACGCACTTAAAAGAGGCATAGCAAAAGAGGTTGCTAGAGCTATCTTACCAGAAGGTTTGATTCTAACGAAGATGTACATGCAGGGTACCATTAGAGATTGGATTCATTATCTCTCGGTTCGTCTGGATAAAAGTACTCAGTTGGAACATCGACTCGTTGCATCTGATATTTATAAAATTCTTTATAAAGAGTGTCCAACTATTTCGGCAGCAGCGAACAAAGCTGGTGTCTTACCCACATTGGGAGAAACCTATGACCAAACACGATGAAGCTGTGGAGGAGCGCAAGGCGCTCGTTCAAGGCGTGCTCAATTGGGCATTGGACGCGGCCGACACAAACGAGGATCGCGATTGGATTACCGCAGCGATGAACGCTTTCGGCGAGCTAACCGCCTCTCTCTCCACCGCGCGGAGGGAGGAAGAACAACTGCTGGAAGATTACGAGAGATTTCTGAAACGCGCTCAGGAGGGATTAGCCCGGTTGACCGCTCTCCTCAATGAACGCGACGCTTCCGCCCCCGGCGAGCACGTGGCGCTGATCGCGGAGCACAGAAAGGCCGTCATCCGCTGGGTTCAGTCGACCGAGCCGATGAAATCTGCTGATCTATATGCAGCCGTTGCGGAAACAGAACGCCGCCTCGCCGACGCCCTGGAAAGCAAGCGCGAGTTCGGGACTGAGCCGCTAGGTTGTCCTACACCCGGAGCGTGTTCTTGCCCACCGCCAATCAAGGAAGCCCCATGACCAAACACATATTGATATTCTTGAGCGCGGTTACATTGGTTGCTTGTTCGTATCCAGAAACAAGAAACCAGGATGTTATCTCTACCGACGGAGAGGCTCACATTGCCAAATGTAATTATGCTGCGTTCGCCTCTCATCGCATCATGCGATTAGCTAACGGCAATTACGAAATACAAGAGTGTAATGTTGATGGGTGGGAGCGAACACCTTACACCCCAACATCACTAGCTGATGCAGAGTCTTATACGCAATGGGTAGATAGGTGGAGACACGAAGACTATCGGCCGTCACAAGGTCAACAGGTGTACCCATGACCAAACACGATAAAGCTTTGGAGGCGCTAAGGCGCTGCGAAGAACAGTTCGATCATTACGAGAAGCTGCATCTAGAAAAGTCACCTCCGGATACCGTCAAGGCTGCGACTAACAAGGCGATGGCCGACGTTTGCCGCGACGCAATCGCCTCTCTCTCCTCCGCGCGGGGGAAGGAAGAACGCTTCGATCCACTTCGGCTTCGAGAATGGAACCACTACGGCAACCTGCTATCAATCCGGTTCACGCGCTCCATCGCGAAGACTGATGACGAGTCTTTACAGCGTGCCGTCAGCGCCTTTGTCCATTCACTTTCCGGTTCCCCCGCCCCCAGCGAGCACGCGGAACTTCTATGCTACGAGTGCGGATCAACCGACGTAATCGGGCCGATCTGCGCGGAGTGTAATCCCGAACTAGCGGTGCTAGTTTCCAATCCTCCCACCCCCGCCGAGGGCTTCGACGATTGGTATGCCAAGCATATAGCCATAACATTCGGTCTCGCCCCGCGTAAGGAAGCTGCTCGGATGGCCTTCGAGGCTGGCATTCGTTCGGCGAGCACGCGATGAGGAGGTAATGATGACGAAACCTAAATGGCATTCAGATTTGTATGATTGGGCCCGTTCAACTCAACCTACACATGTTAATGAATTCTTTGAATGGGCTCGTCAACACAAATCAGATTACTCCGAACAAGAGTTTGAAGAATTGATGTCCCACATTAGCGGAATATAAAATATGAACCATAGACTCAATGAGTACGAATACAAATACCTTCTTGGTGATAATAAATTTTGGGATATAAAAGGTGCAGCTTGGAATATTGTAATGACTTTTTGTGAAAGACATCAACTAGGTTCTTTTGGTAACCCTAGTGTTAAAGGATTAGAGCGTATGCAAGAGTATGAATATAGAACAGGAGCGGAAAGGCCTATATGCTAACTCGTAAACTAGACAAACTACCAATCATTCTAACAATCATCACATCCCTTATCGGTCTTGTCTCACTCATTTTCTCGCTTTAACGGACATGTCTCGTGTCCGGCTTGTGGAAGCTCTGATGCGAATGGGACCTATTCTGACGGCCACACTTATTGCTTTAGCTGTGGGGCTACAACTTTTCCAGATAGCAATGAAAGGACACTGAACATCCTAACAGACCTGAAGAAAGAGTTCATTGATTTAACAGATCGTAAAATCTCCCGCCAAACCGCAGAGAAGTACGGCGTCTGGCGTGAAGACAACACCACGTACTTCCCATACTTTTGTGAGGGTAAGCACCTTGCTAACAAAGTTCGTAAACCCGATAAAGAATTTCATGTCGAAGGTGACCTCAAACACTCAGGTCTATTCGGAAGCCATTGTTTTCCGGCTGGTTCAGCAAAGTTTGTTACGCTCTTTGAGGGCGAGTACGACGCTCTTGCTGGATATGAACTCATGGGGTCCAGATGGCCTGCGCTGTCTGTCCGAACCGGAGCGGCAGGAGCTACTAGAGATGTCGCGGACGCTTTCGAGTACATTAATTCGTTTCCGTATGTCGTTATTTGCTTCGATAGGGACGAGCCGAAAGTAAATGAAAGGACTGGCCAAGTACACTACCCTGGCCAGGAGGCGGCTTTGGCTGTGGCGGGCATGTTCCCCGTCGGAAAGGTCAAGATACTTACTCTTGCAGAAGCCAAAGACGCGAATGATTATCTTAAGAACGGTCTCCGTGAACAGTTCAACAGGGAATGGTGGTCGGCTCCCATCTTTACACCGACAGGCCTTAAGCGCGGGCGTGACATGTGGGAAGAGATCATCACACCCAAAAATTATGAGACAGTCCCGTATCCTTGGAAGTCCCTTAACTTTCAGACTTATGGTATCCGACTCTCGGAATTTGTGGTCATCACCGCCGAGTCGGGCGTGGGCAAGACATCTGTCATCAAAGAGATTGAACATCATATTAGAACGCTATCGCCAGATGCGGGTATCGGCCTCATGCACCTGGAGGAGACGAATGGAGATACTGCGCTCGGTCTGATGTCCATTGAGGCCAACCTACCTCTGCATCTTCCCGATTTCCGAGAAGGTATTTCGACGGAGCAACTACGTGAGTATTTTGATCGTATTGTTAACACTGACAAGCTTGTGGTGTACGATCATTTTGGGTCGAACTCTATTCAAGAAATTCTTAACAAAGTTAGACATATGCATAATCTTGGTTGTAAGTATATTATATTGGACCACCTTAGTATTGTTGTGTCCGATCAATCCGGCGATGAGCGTAAGCAACTAGACGAGATCGCTACTAAGCTCAAGACCCTGTGTATGGAGCTTAACATTGCCGTCATCGCCGTGATCCACCAGAACCGGGCGGGTCAGATTAGAGGTACAGCCGGTGTTGAGCAGCTTGCCAATATCGTTATGAAGTTGCATCGCGAGAAGCTCTCAGAGGACTCTTGGAGGCGGAATGTGGTTAAGTTGGTTGTGGAGAAGAACCGCTTCTGTGGCCGTACAGGACCTGGTGCGTACCTTCATTACAATGAGTTCACTGGTCGTCTGGAAGAACTAACCGATGAAGAAATTCATGGGTACAACACAGGAGGAACTAAGGTTGAAGGACATGGATGGTAATATATCTTCCCGAGTCTAAAGATTGGGATAAATATTGGTACATAGACTGTGAAACTGACGGTCTCAATGCCAACAAAATATGGCTCTTATGCGCTAGTCGGATGGACCGAGAAGAGGTTCATTCATTTATTGGACCCCAAGAATGCAAAAGGTTTTTCGATGAGCTTCGAGGTCAGGAAGTCTACTTTGTGGGGCATAATATCGTCTCTTTCGACGGACCTATTACCTCGCGACTTTGTGTCGGCACTGCTAGCATTAGCAACATCGTTGATACTCTTGTGCTTAGCTATCTTTACGATCCTCGTTTGGTTGGTGGTCATAGTTTGGAGGCTTGGGGTGCTCGTCTTAATGATCCCAAAGGCCAGTTTAATGATTGGTCAAAGTACTCTCCAGAAATGGATACGTATTGCCAACAGGATGTCAGGTTAGGTAAGAAGGTTGCCAAAGCTCTTTGGAACCGAATGCGTAGGATGGGGTTTAGTGAACTGTCCTGCGAAATTGAACATCAAATAAGGGAAGTAGTAGATGAACAGCAGACTAACGGCTGGTTTTTTGATATTCCTGGTGCACAGTCTCTCGCAGGTGAACTCCGCGCTACTCAATATAATCTTGAGGCTCCCATCCGAAACCTTTTCCCCAGAAGACTTGCCGTTGTTGGCACGTATAACCGACGAGTGCGAGTTGATGGCGGAGAATATGCAACATTTCTTCGACATCGCAACCAGTATCCCGAAATCAGGGACAACGGAGACGGAACCTATTCAACCCTGGACTTTCAAGAGTTCAATATTGGGTCCCCCAAACAACGAGTCGAAAGGCTCTTAGAACTTGGCTGGGAACCACAAAACTTCTCCGAAACGAAAACGGAAAAATGGCCGGAAGGTTTTCCGAAAGTTGATGAAGAAGCTTTGGTCTTGTTTGCTGAAGTCTCAGGCAGACCGGAAGCGAAAGCGATTGCAGATTGGCTCGTCCTACAGGGGCGTGCCACAATGGTTGACGGATGGCTGAATAATGTCAATTATGAGGATCACTGCATTCATGGTCAGGTCCTAACCTGTGGTGCTGCTACCCGTCGTATGCGCCATTTTAACCCTAACACTGCTAATATCCCTAAAGCAAAGGCGAAAGTAAAGTATGGAATTCGTTGTAGACAGTTATGGCAAGCTAGACCCAACCGTAGAGAAGTTGGGTATGATGCCAGTAGCCTTGAGATGTGTATGTTTGCTGAGTATCTCAATAATGACGAAGCCACCCTTCTCTTCACTAGTGGGGACCCCCATCTCGTTAACACTAGAAACCTCGAACTCCCAGATGAAATGCGCGATCTCACGGTCAAAAACGGATTCTACGCTTATCTCTATGGTGCTCGCGATACAAAACTCGGAGTCACGATTAGACCTGAGCTTCGCGGCACTGAAGCTACAAGATACGGTGGATGGGCTCGTAGCATCCTTGAGAAGGGTACACCCGGACTTTCCCGACTCGTCAGCATTATCCAAGATGAGTTTCGAGGAACTGGGGGACTGCTGCGAACCATTGATGGCGGGTTCGTTCGTTGCGAAAACGCGAACGCTGCACTTAATTATAAACTCCAATCAGCAGGTGCAATTGTAATGAAGAAAGCCGCCATCATAGTCCGAGACAAGATCAGAAAACTTGGGCTGGATGGCTTCTTTGTCGGCAACGTTCATGATGAAGGACAACTAGATGCGAAGACCTCTGATGCTGAGACTATTGGACAAGTCTGTTGCGATGCGATTACCGAGGGAGGGTTGGCTTTGGGTTTTAAGGTCCCGCTCTCAGGCAAATACAAAGTCGGAGCCAACTGGGCAGAATGTCACTAGATGTCATTATCTAGATCATATTTCTAGTCCAAATTGTCCTACCTGCGGGTATGGCCCATGCAAAAGATAGTTGACACTTGATTAAATTCGGTCTATAATATGGGTATAGCTGACGATATTATTGATCAAATAATTGATCCCTTTAGAGTCAGAACCAAACGTCGAACAACCAAAAAGGAGAGCAAGGAATTGCTTATTCAAGGCAAAGGCAAGTGGGTTAAGGTCCTAGGCGAACCCGTCTGGGGCTACGGTAATGCCCACAAAGAGTGGTCCCTCGACCTCTATGTTGAGGGTGACACCATTGAGCGGCTCAAGGCGGAAGGTCTCGGGTCCAAGATCAAGGACAAGGGTAACGGTTCGTATATCACTTTCAAGCGGCGACAGCTTAAGTCTGATGGTACCACTCCGAACCAACCAATTCGAGTGGTTGACCATCGTAATGACCTATGGGACCCTAAGGTCAGTATCGGTAACGGCTCAACCCTAAATGTGAATTTTGCCATTAACGAGTACGGCAAGGGCCAGAAGTCGGCTAACATTCTGTCTATGCAAGTTTGGGATTTGGTTAAGTACGAAGGCGGTGAATTCCCGACCCGCGAAGATGATAAGACGTGGGAAAATGAGGTTCAGGAGGCCTAATGTCTAGAGAAACTATTCTCTTTGAAATTAATAATGAACGTGTTTACCAACAAAAGCGTTGGGGTGACAATGCTGATGATACTCAGAACGCCCCTAACGATTTTGTGTCTTATATTGCTCATCACTCTACCCGCTGGTTTAATGGTGGATTTGCACCGTATTCTTCGGCAACCGTGGCAGAATTTCGTAGGCAGATGATTAAGGTCGCTGCTCTCGCTGTTGCTGCTATTGAGTCTATTGATCGTCAACAAGAGAAGGTTGGTAAAACCTTCTACGAAACGGTTGGCTGATTTAGTATCCGATATTTATCGGGTGCTTGGTGAGGGTTGCGATGTCACAGAGGCCGAAGCTACAGATTTCGGGTCTGAGATCGCAACCCTCATTAAGGATCGCCTAAGCGAGCGTAAAAACCCTCGTGAGTTTACGCTTAGGATGTCTAATATCGGAAAGGGAGACAGACAACTATGGTACGACAAACGTTATGGCAATGAAGAGAAGCTTGCGCCACATACTGTCTTCAAGTTCCTCTACGGGGACATTATCGAGTCTCTTCTTCTTTTCCTCGCCCGCGTCTCAGGCCATGATGTTAAGGATCGCCAAGCTGAAGTGGCTGTCGGGCCAGTTAAAGGACATATCGACGCCAACATCGACGGAGTCACAGTAGATGTCAAGTCCGCTTCCACCTACTCTTTCAGGAAGTTTGCTGATGGCTCTATTATCATGGACGATCCCTTTGGGTATATTGAACAACTCGCGGGATACTGTAAAGCTCAAGGTACAGAGGGGGCCTTTCTCGCCGCTGACAAACAGAACGGACATATCACTTACCGTCCAATCGACAAAGAAGTCCTAGATGCCATTCGGATTGAAGATAGGGTCACCCATATCATTCATGCAGTCGATAGGGAGGAAATCCCTGAACGCTGTTATGAAGACGAGAAAGAGGGTGAATCTGGAAACAGGTCACTCGGAGTCAACTGTTCATACTGTGATCATAAACGGCGTTGTTGGGCTGATAGTAATAGTGGTCTTGGCCTTAGGACCTTTCTTTACGCTAGTGGTCCTAAATTCCTTACTAAAGTGGTAAGGGAACCGAAGGTTCCGGAAGTAACCTTCTAAACATAAGGAAGGAAGGAAGAGTGGAAGAAAACGATAACGTCTATAAGTTCGGTGTGGTGGACAATACCAAGACGGGTGATGAAGACCTACCACCGATGCGTGACTATGTGATTGTCGATATTGACAATGAACCGTGGTTCGCCTCTGGCTATATGCTCTTCACGTCTTTTGCTGTTGCAATTGTCGATGCGGATCATATCCCGGTTCTGTGTATCCCCATTAATCGTGTGAAGGGTTCCCAACTCTTTGACGACTGGGAAGATCAATCTGCTGATGATGCTGACCCGCCTGATACGGGCTTGCACCTAGTTCCATAATGGCATTTAAGAGTGGGTTTGAACGCTCACTAGCCGCCAACTTACGCTCAAGGGGCCTCAAGTTCAAGTACGAAAGTGCTGAGGTCCCTTACATTTTAGAGCGCAATTATTTTCCTGATTTTGAAATGGTAGATTACGGCTTCTTCATAGAAGCTAAGGGTCTTCTCGACCGAGATAGTAAAGCTAAGATGCTTGCTGTTAAGAAACAAAATCCAAAGATTGATATTAGATTTGTGTTCATGAAAGCCGATAAACGGATTCCCGGCACGAAACAAACTCACGCTGAGTGGGCTGACCGTAACGGTTTCCCTTGGGCAGAAGGAGTAGCACCGGATGACTGGTTTGAATAAGAAGATACTATTTATTGATATTGAGTGGGCACCAGCCACAGCGTACACATTCGACATGTGGAACGCTAACTTCTCGCCCGAGAAGATCATAGATGCTGGCGGTCTGCTATGCTTTGCCGCTCATTGGTCCGGCCAAAAAGAGTATCTATTCTATTCGGAGTGGGAACATGGAAGAGAACACATGGCGGGCGTTGCCCTCGCGATGCTATCGGAAGCTGACGCTGTGGTCACTTACAATGGTGACAAGTACGATCTTCCTAAGCTTCGCGGCGAGATTGTTCTGGCAGGACTTACGCCTCCGCCGCCTGTTACGTCGATTGATCTAATCAAACCAATTAAGAAGTTTGGGTTTATCATGAACCGACTAGCTTATATCGCCCCACTCTTGGGCATCGGTTCAAAGAAGAAACATGAAGGCTTTGAACTCTGGGTGTCTGTCCTTAAGGGTGACCCCCAGGCTCAGAAGAGAATGGAAAGGTACTGTGTCCAAGATGTACGCTTACTGGTTCGGTTGTATAAGCGGATTGCTAGCTTCATTGACAATCATCCATTTATCGGGGACGAACGAGGCGACTGCGGTAATTGCGGTAGTCACCGTATGCAGCATCGCGGTTATCGGCGTACTAAGTTTTATAAAATCCAGAGACTCCATTGTCAATCGTGTGGATCATGGCAGACGGGAACAAAACAGAAGGTAGGATAACAGGTGACACGTCGGAAGGCATTGCTGGCGCTAGAAAAGACGACGCCGGAAAAGCTCCAATCTATCGTGGAGTCCTTTCTTACTTCCCGGCAGCAATACGCGGAGTTGCTCTCGTCAGCCTTTTCGGTGCCACTAAATACGCTTGGAATGGATGGTGTTATGTCCCCGACGGACATGGCAGGTACTCTGATGGGCTGGTACGACACCTTGTCCACGAGTCAGAAGGTGAGGTTCTGGACCCTGAGTCTGGACTTCATCATGATCTCCACACCGCATGGAACGCCCTCGCGAGAGCAGAACTAAGGAGCAGAAGTGAACAACGGTAAAGAAATCGAAACGAAAGCATTAGCACACGTTTTTGAAGGAATGGCTAGTATGTTGTACGCAGCAGGTGAGTTTTATGAGGCCGGTCAACCTGAAGAAGGAGATAAAATGATCGTGGTAATTAACGAAACTTTTGATAAAGTTACCAGTCTTATTAAAGAAGCTGGAAAATGAAGGTCTATCTAGCTGGCCCTATGCGGGGCTACAAGGATTTTAATTTCCCAGCCTTTATGAAAGGTGCTCATTATCTTAGGGCGCTTGGTCACACGGTCTTTAACCCAGCTGAGAATGACATTGAAAAGGGCTATATGAATGCCCCCTCTTCAGAAGAAGTTATGCGTGCTTGTATTCTAGACGACCTAACCTATATCTGTAAGGAAGCGGAAGCTATCGCCTTACTTCCTGGTTGGTCTCGATCAAAAGGTGTCGCAGTGGAACTAGCCGCAGCTAAATTTCTTGATCTAGTTGTATGGGAATTGCCCCTGGAGTTTGCACATGACAGGCTTGAACAAGTTTCAGGATAAGGAGAAGCGACGTGCGCGTAGGCGTAACCACATTGCTCGTGATCTTGCTGAGCCTAAATATCACCAGCGAGTCATTGAGCGCAGACGTGTCAAAGACCCAGACGCCCGCTATTACAGCACCGATCCAGATGCCGATGCCGACGAGTAAGATCATCTGTGTTGGTACTCAGTACGCTGACGGTTCATTCGATCTTCGAGTAACCGATGATCCAAACACAACTAAGTGCCGGATCAAGATTAAAGAAGCTCCGGTAGAGAACTGTACAATTCATCAGTTCAGTGATGGATCAACCCAATTGGAAGGCGATTGCCCAGACTTTAAGGACCCTGCTCCCGTAAAATGACAATGAATGACTATCAAAAGTTTATAGCTTACAGCCGTTACTCCCGCTGGCTTGAGGAAGAAGGTCGGCGGGAGACATGGGAAGAGATTTGTCACCGATATATTAGTTGGCTGAAGAGCTATATTAATTGGAGTCACGACAAATCGCTCCAATGGTTTCTTAAAGGCTGGGATGAACTAGAACAAGCTATTGTTAATCTTGAAGTCATGCCCTCAATGCGCTGTATGATGACTGCTGGCCCAGCTCTTGACCGGACGCATGTGGCTGGCTACAACTGTGCGTATCTCGTCGTGGACAGTCTACGTGCCTTTGACGAGGCAATGTACATCCTCATGTGTGGAACAGGAGTAGGATTTAGTGTCGAAAGAAAGTACACGGATATGTTACCAGAGATTGGCAGAGCTATTGAAGGCGATGGCGACCAACCCAGTGTCAGAGTACCAGATAGTAAAGAAGGGTGGGCTATCTCTCTCAGACACATCATTGATTATCTATATGCTGGTTATACTCCTACATGGGACACCAGCCGAGTGCGACCAGCTGGAGCAAGACTCCGAACTTTTGGAGGACGTGCTAGCGGCCCTGAGCCGCTTGTCGAGCTATTTAAGTACGTGTCTGAAGTCATCGCTGGAGCAAGAGGCCGAAAACTCACGCCTCTCGAATGCCATGATATAATGTGTAAGATCGCCGAGGTTGTTGTTGTCGGCGGTGTGAGACGGTCAGCAATGATCTCATTGTCTGATTTGAACGACGGAGAAATGCGAAATGGGAAGACTGGACAATGGTGGACTGATCATGGACACCGAGCTTTATCTAATAACTCTGCGGTGTACTTGGGAAGACCAACAGTCGGAGAATTTTTACACGAGTGGAAATCTTTATACGACTCAAAAAGTGGCGAGAGAGGAATATTTAACCGCTCGGCAAGTGTGCGACAAGCTAGTCGTAATGGAAGACGAGACGTCACCTCTTTCGACTTTGGAACAAATCCCTGTTCTGAAATCATTCTTAGACCGAATCAGTTCTGCAATCTCACCGAAGTTGTCGTTCGACCTGATGATGACCTTGGAACCTTGGAACGAAAAGTGCGACTGGCCACCACTCTTGGGACCTTTCAATCCACTCTCACTGAGCTTAAATATCTCAGACATTCATGGCGGAAGAATACAGAAGAAGAGCGTTTACTTGGCGTCAGTCTTACCGGAATCCTTGACCATCATACCCTCGGGCGAAATATTGAGGGTTGTGAATGGCTCGAACGCCTTCGGGAAGTAGCCATTGAAACTAACACAAACATTGCTGACGCTCTTGGGATTGCAAGGTCTGTCGCTATTACTTGCGTTAAGCCAAGTGGTACAGTCTCTCAATTGGTTGATAGTGCTAGTGGTATTCATCCTCGCCATAGCCCCTATTATATACGTACTGTTAGAGGCGACATCAAAGACCCCCTCACCCAATTCCTCATTGACCAAGGGGTACCCTACGAACCAGACGCAATGGCCCCGACCAACACAGTTGTGTTCAATTTCCCCCAACGAAGTCCTGATGGTGCGATGTGTCGAGAAGACTTCACCGCAATCGAACACCTAGAGATTTGGAGAAACGTACAGGAGCACTGGTGTGAACACAAGCCTTCAATCACTGTTAATGTCCGTGAGTCTGAGTGGATTGGTGTTGGTAACTGGGTGTGGGACCACTTTGATGAACTATCAGGTGTCGCCTTCCTGCCGTATAG